CTGCCGACATTTCCTTGTCTGCGCTGGCGGTGGTGTCCCAGGTCAGGAAGTTCGGCCAGATGATCATTACTTCACGCTGGCCGAATTGGCCGCGATAGGTCGTCGCTTCGACGACGTTTGCGCAGTCGTGGGCGAAGGCATACACGAAGCCACGCAGCGATTGCGCAACGCTGGCGAGCGCGTTGGTCACTGCCTGACTGTCCAGTCCAGGAGCACCCAAAATGCGCGGCTTGATGCCGAGCTTGCTTTGCGCTGCGAGCAATGCTTTAGCGCCTAGATACTTGCCGTCCGGCGAGACGCTGCCGATAACGTTCGAGGTTGTCTCGGCTTCGGTCGTACCTTCGGCCACGCGGACAACAACGGTCAGCGGCTTGGTCTGCGCGGCAAAAACTTCCAGAACACGGCGCAGCGTGCCTTTGGTGCCGGCCTTCGCCTGGGCCGCAATCACATTGGTGATCAGAACCGGCGTATTCAGCGGGAAGACGGTTTCGTCCGCATCCTCGGCCGTAGCAATCAGGCCGATGACGGCGGTCGAGATAGTGCGGATCGGGCGCGAGCCTTCGTTGACTTCGAGGACGCGCACGCCGTGGTGATAATCGGTAGGCATATTCAGGACTCCTATTTAGGTTATTGCGGGTTGATCGTTTCGTCGCCAGCGGCATCGCCTTTGGCTTCGTCGGCGGCAGGCGCGGGAGCAGGAATATCCTCGACGACCCATGAGCCGTTAAGAAAGTCAGGATCAGTCGCAGCGGCCTCGCTGACCCAGCGGGCGCGCTTACCCTCGGGAGTGGCCGGCGGCCGCTGTAACACCGCGCGAAAAGCGACGTTGTAGCGTTTCGGATCGAGCGCGAATTGCTGCGCCTTGTCTTCGTACAGAAAGAGGCCGGTTTCGTCGGTCTGATATGTGGCGATAGTAGTCATGATTTGCTCGTTCAAATGTGGATGCGTGGGGCGAATGCCGTGTTGGGGCCGCGCGTTTCCGTGCCACCGGTGGATGTTGTGACGATGTAGCCCGAGAGCTCACGCGGCGTGTTGTTGTTGCCTTGCGCAAAGCCGATGCCTGCCTGGTTGCCTGTTTGTGCGTTGTGGGCGTGCGTCTTGAAATCGTCGGCCTGATAGCTACCAAGTGCGCGCGCTGCCGCTGTATCCGCGTTGGTCCCTGTGAAGCGCATATGCATGTCGCGCAGATCAGGCAAACGGAAATACGTCGCGTCAACATCTGCGAACTTGAAAGGCTTTGCGGTCCAGGCAGCGGCGGCGACGGTGTGGCCATTTTGTTGCGCCCAGGCCCAAAGCGATGCATAGACGGCTTTCGGAGCGAGGCCGCCGGTCATGTCCAACTCATAGCCGCGAGGCGCAGCGGTCGAGCCGAATTCAGGGCGGCCGACTTCCAGGCAGCGATAGCCGGAAAATGCGCCCGCGCCGACAACGTCCACCCATTCCATCGTGCCGACGCCGACGACGTAGATAACGTCCTGGGCTTTCTCGGCGGGGATGGCGATGGTGACCCGTGGGCCGGCTGCAACCTGGTCTGCTAAATAGCTCATGCTGTTTCCTATTCCTGAATTTGTGCGGCCAATGCGTCGATCTTGCTTTGCACGTCACGCATTGCACTGTTGTCGCCTCCCAGGGCGAACTTGCGTTGCGCCGCTGGCTGCTCGGTCTGTTCGATGATGGCAATCTGAGCGCGCAGGCTGGCATTGCTCAATGCTTTGGCCTTGTCCTTGTCGATGCCCCATTTCTTGCCTGTCCATTTCGCATTCACTGGCGGAGGCAAGGCGGTCAAGCCGCGATCAGCAGGCGCGACGCCGATATCGGCCAGATATTCAGGTTGCGCATCGACCGTGCGGAAGTAGTCACCGCGCTCATCCTTCACTTCGCGCCAGGCTCCGGCGCGGTAGTCGCTTACAACCTGCCCTTCGTCGTTGAGGAATGCGGCGACGTAGCCGGCGGTAACCGATGGCGGCGCGTCTGGCGTTGCGTAGGCCGGAATCATGGGCTGACCGGGTTCGCGCGGGCTCTCGCGTGCGTCGTCATCGTTGATGAATTCGCCGTTCACGTTGCTGTAATTGAAAATTTTCATGATTTCCCTTAGATGACGATGATCGGCAACCAGTCACGGAAACGGCCGCGCGTTTCTGGTCCTATACGTGGCGTGCCGTTGACGTTATCGGTGATGGAATCGCCGATAGAGCCAAACGCGACGCCGCCTTGCGGGTAGGTCGCCAGAAAGTCCTGGATGGTCCCAGCGGGTTGATACGGGTGTGCCGAATCTGTCCAGCTTTGATGCCGGTGGCCCTGGTAGGAGTCGGGGCGTTCGTTGCCGACCTGCCCGCCGGTGAATATCAGCAGGTTGCCGGCGACAGAGGTTGTCGCCGCCAGGCTCAACGTGACGCCGGTTGCCGTTATGCCGGCAACGGTCGTGCCCGCTTGCAATCCAGGGCCAGAAACAGGCTGTCCGATGAATGCGCCGCGTGTGCTGGCGATTCCAGTAACCGCCGTGGTTGAATTCGTGGTGCCGGTGATCGTCGATTTTTCGTAGCCACGCTCGCCGCTATCGAGAGCGCGGTCGAACAAGCCCCGATCATCCATGACGCCAAACGTTGCCGCATTGCCGCCGTTGCCGTAGCCGTGGAGAAACAATTGGATAGATGCGCCTGCGACTGTTGCGGTCGAATTGACAGATAGCGTCACCTGCGCGGCCCCGTCGATTGATTTGACCGTGGCCCCGGCTGGAATGGCGGCATGCTCGACCGGCATCCCCACCCACATATCTTTAGTCCGCGACAGGCCGGTAACGACCGCGCCGGCCGCGTTCTGCGTAATGGTCGCGGTGCGGAATGGACAGAGAACCGAAAATAGTTCGGGATACACCAGACGCGGCAATGCCGAGCCATCGCGCACGACTGCGAAATCAGGGCAATCTAGTGTCGGCCATTTTTGTGGCGTGCCAGTCAGCGCCGCCGATGCCTTGAGGTTCTTTCGTGCGACAGCGGCGCTTTGTACGTCTGCAAGATTCTTCGAGGAATCCAGCGGATTGATGACACTGCCGGCGACTTCATTTTGCGCGCCGGTCAGGCGGGTATTTTTCGGATAGGCGCGGGTCAATGTGATGCGCGTTTGTGAAGTGATCGCGTAGTCGATGCCTTCATCGAGGCGGCCACCGCCGATATAGAGAACAGCGCCGTTTGTCGTGATCTTGGTAAAGTCGACGACGGTCTGACCTGCCGCCAGTAATTGGCTATCGGATTTTGTATTGACGTTGACAGTGATGCCAGCGGTTAAATCGACCCACTCCCAATCGTTGACGGCGTTCGATTTCTTACGCAGAACCTGTTGCGTCAGGCCGCCCGGCAAAATATCGTCACGGGAGCGGAAATATTGCGGGTGTGGATTGGCTTTCGCTTCGTGCGCGACGATGACTTCGATAGCCTTTTTGTCGGCATAGTCACGCGTTGCCAGGATAACGGACGGATCAATTTTCAACCGTACGTTGTCGGCGCTGGAAACGATGATGACCATGCGCACGGCCTGCACGCGGCCGGAGCCTTCGGCGAGCAATGGCTTGTAGGTCTCAGGGCAATTGGCGATAGCGATCAGGTCGCCGTCAGCGTCATACAGGCCGAGTTCGCGGATATACCAGCCGCCCACGCTCTCAGGAATGATTTGTTCCGCAATGACCTGATTGGTGTTGACCGCGTCTCGCGTCAGGGAATTGAGCGGCGCGCGGCGTTGCTGGCGCACCAGCGATGTCCGATTGCGATCAGGAACAGGGACGACGCCGTTACCGTCGCCTACCGCCATTTCCGCGTACACGAGCGGGATGCCAAGCGCCTTGGCGTTGGCGTCCTTCGCTTCGCCCACAGCGGTCAGGATTCCGTAATAGGTTTGTGCCATGTCTTCCTCAAATTGCGATGTTGAGCGGTTGAATCGTCAGCGTGTCGGCCAGATGGACCCGCGCGCCGGCTGGCATCGAGACGCCGACTGAAATTGGACCTGGTGAGTACGGGTAGACGGTCAGTTCGTCGCCGAGATACGCCGCCACGGCGATGCGGTCGGTCGCGCGCACCTCCATGCTGATAGCCAGGCCGGTGAGATGTCTGCTGAGCGGCTTTGCATCGGCGATAAGGCGTTCCATTTCAAGGAACATCTCATCAGTGATGCCCGTATTCAGCACACCGACTTCGAGCGCGAACGTACCGCGCTGGCCGCGTGGTTGCGTCTGCCACCACTCGGTGATCTTGATGAGGTAGCCCAGCGTTTCGACCACGCGGCGCACGGCGGCGATGGTGCCCTTGTGTTGATGGATGTAGCGCGATGCCTTGATCGTTGCGCGCTTTGTCGCTTCGCTCCAAGAGTCGTCCCAGCGATCAACAGAGAACGACCACGCCAGGATCGGCAGCAGTGCAACCGGGCAGCGGTCGGCACTCCAAAGATCGCGCAGCGGAACGGGTACATCGACCAGGGCCGCGCATGCCTTTGCAAGCGCACGCTCTAAGGGCGTCGTGTTTGGCGGCAATGTTGCGACGAAGTTACTCATCGTCGGTCTCTTCGATGATTTCGGTCTTGAGTCGAATCGCGGTGCAGCGCGCGGCCTGCGTTTTGTTGCGCAGGATGTCGGCGGCCGGGCTCGTCAGCACGACGTTGACCACGCCTTCGACCTTGAGCGCACCGATGTAGGCAGCGCGATAGATGCTGAAACCCAAAGGGCGGCGCGGCGTCGAGATGGCCGTCGCGTTCGCTTGTGCGGCTGCGAGCGCGATAGGCGCTTCCGGCCCCTTGGCGACATACAAAGTCGCCTCGACCTCGTAGTCATCGACGGTCGCCGACTGCGCCGTCACCAAGTCGCCGAGTGGTCGAACTTCTTCGCCGTTGACGGATTCTTCGACGACGTTCAAAAGATCAGGTGGCGCGATGCCATCGGATGCCGTGGACAGCACCACAATGACGATCTCGCAGGGTGCCGGGCTGATCGCGCGCACGTCCTTGACACGGCCGTCGGCGCTACGCGCATGGAATTCGTAGGCACTACGCGGCCCGGCGACTGAGAAGCCATTGGGCGATTCTTGAATGCGCAGACGATATGCCTCGTCGTCTTCCATGACGGCGGCAGTCGGCGGCGTTGTCGTCGGGGCGGCAGCGACGACCGTCAGGCGCTTGACGTTGGCGTTTGCGCCCAGGTTGTCTAGGTCAGTTCCCTTCGAATACGGCAGCATGACAGCCAACGCGGCATCGTTGACGCGATTGCGCACGACAATTTCTTGGTAGCTGTTTTCTTCCAGCAGCTTGACGGCCGGTTCCGATTCGAGCTCAAGCATTGCGGCCGTCGCGTCGCGGTCTGCCTCTGGCATCAGGCCGACGACGTTCGATTTGCGTGTTGCGAGAATTGCCTCGAAATCCAAGGTCTCGACAACTTGCGGCATGGGCAGCAAGGTCAAGTCGATAGGTGCGCTCATTGCGTCACCCCGTTGCGAACTGGAATGGACAAGTCAACGCTTTGGCCGTTTGCAACACCTTCCAGCAGCACATAGATTGCGCCGCCGGCATCGCGCGACAGTTTCACGCTGTTGAGCGAGATACGCGGTTCCCAGGTCGCAATCGCATAAGCGGTCGCAGCATAGATGCGCAAGACGGTCGGCGCGTTCAGCGGCTGGTCGATGAGCTCGGGAATGTCGGAGCCGTAGCGACGGCGACGGATACGCGAACCGATAGGCGTCGTCAGAATGTCTTTGATGGATTGGCGGATATGATCCAGGCCCGCCAGCGCATGACCAGTAAGGGAGCTCATGCCGCTCATGATGTCGGCCCGTCGCTTGTTTCGTCGCCGCGCTTGACGCCGGTAGTCCTGTGGTTGCGCAAGCTGATATCGCCGGCCTTTACATCGCCCGTGGCGGTCACGTTGCCATTGATAACCACGGCCGCACCATCGCCGCCACCCTTGACGGTCGCACCGTTGTTCAGTGCGCTTGTGCCTTGGACGATCAAGTTACCCTTGATTTCGACATCGCCGGTGCAGATCGTGTTTTTGGCATCTGCTGTGACGAGGTCGGCTTTAACGGTAGCGGTGCTGCCGCCTGGCAGGGTCGCGCTCAGGGCATGCGCCTCGGCGTCGTATCGGACGACCGCGCCGTCGGGATAGTGGACAGCTTGCACAAGCGGGTTAGTCTCGGGCGCTGGCGCGTCGAGCGTGTAAATGCCGCAAAGGATTTTTCCTTTTGTCAGGTCGCCATCTGGCGAGAAGACAATCACTTGTTCGCCGATGGAAGGCGACCACCAGGTGCGCGCATCGCCTGCGCGACCAGTGACCCAGCGCAGCCAGGTCGTGGAAAGATTTGGCGCCAACTGCACGCGCGCTTTGTCGCCGTCAACCTCGGCAATGACGCCGGTGCGGATCAGATTTGCAAGCGTGCGAGCGATGTCGGATAGGTCGTAACTCATGGAACCCATGTTGCCGGATCGCGCGTATGAAGGCACGTTCCGGCGGGTTGATATCCTTCTTTATGACCTTAGCGGAGAGGCGCTAGGTTTTCTTTACAACGCGGGGAGAAGCGTTTTGAGGATACCTTCGATATAGGGAGTGTCATGGAAGAACACTGCTAACCCCCCATTACTAGCAAAAAAAGCTGAGATGGTAGCAATAACCGAATGACTGAGTGAAAACCGTAGAGCGCTGTCGAACGCACGGGCCCGAATGTAGCCGAAAACTAAATACAACGTTGACAGAAAAATCATCGTCACACCGAAGATGACACTAATGTCAGCGAGTAGCGGCGTAATAGCTGTGAAATTTGTAAAAGAGATCACTTTTAGCATGGCGACCAACCTCGCATAGACAACGCCGGAGCGATTGGCCGCCTCATTTAGATACGGAGCTAGATGAAATAGAAGCCAGCATGACCACGCAGCACCGATTATGTAGAACAGGTTCCAGATTCGGTTGAAGCCGGAAGCGCGGTTTATCAGAAACCAAGAACCTACAGCAATTGGCACGCCAACTACGCTGAAGAGTAATGCGGCTTTATTGATGGCATGTCCAAAGAATGGATATGCAAAAAAGATAGCGACAGCCAGAACATTCCAAAGCAGTGTGTACTCTCCAGCAGACTGCGGCTCAGGTTGGAGATTTATGACAGTGTTGTTGTTGCCTTGGATATTTATATTGTTCTTGTTAATTTTGACCGCGATTGATAACGACTTTATGGTCACGATGCTGCTAATTGTGAGCGTGATCAATCCCGCCAAGATTTCGCTTAGAGACATTTTTTCCCTTCGTGTTTTTTTAGGTTCTCATATATTACTGGATTTCCCTTGTGGAAATATCAAAGTCTGAGGTGCTGGATAATGATGGTGCGGAGCAGTGCTCTATCCTCTGTGGAGAATCCCAGCAGCGGACGCGCCGGGTAGGTGTATTTAGGGCCGGTTGGCGCGACGCGATCCGTTAACCCTTCCTGGTGAACATGCGCCAGGCGCGCGACGCGGCCGAAGAAGCCGATAGAAATTTGATTTTCATCGACGCGTGTTTGCAGATAAGCGGTCGTGCGTAGCTTGTTGAACATAGCGGCTTTCTGGCGCTTGATGCGCCCACCCTTGCCGCGAAATTCTTTGCGATTCTTGCGCGGCACGTAGGCTGTACCGTCAGGCGCGCGCTGCTGCGCGATGCGTTTCGCCTGGCTGCGCCGCAGTTCGATAGCGACCTGACGGCCCAGCACACGGCGTTGCCCTGGGCCGAGCTTGGATAGCATTGCGCCGGCCCATTCTTCGAATGCGGTCAGGTCGTTCATGCTGCCTTCGGCGTGGTCCACTCGGCCAGGAGATTGTCGCCCTCGTACAGCGTCCAAAACGGATCATCGAACGGCGGTGTCAATTCCGGCTCGCGCACATGCGTGACATCAAGGCGACCGGCATCGAGCGGATTGACGGCGACTGCCTCGGTCAGTAGCAGGGTAATGGAGATGTCGCGCGACTCATGATTATTCATGTCCACTTCGAAACGGATCGCCTTTTTCCGCAACTCATCGTTCGCAAATATTTCTGCCTGGTTGACCTTTAGCCAGGCAATGAGTGGGACGAACAGCGCATCGAACGGCGCGACGAAATCCGTGATGATCAGATTGAGCGCGTACTCATAACGGAACGACAGCGACGCCGTACCAGTTCCGAGCGCACCGCCTTCATCGATGAAGATATGCAGCTTGTCGGGGTTCTGGCGCAGGTCGGCAATGGCGCTAATCAGATGCTTTTTAAGGCTGTCTGGCTTGTACATTGAATTTCTCTCGCACGTTGTTGTAAGTGTCGATGCAGGCGTTCAATTGCCGGATGGCGTCGTCGCCTTCGCCGGCGATGGCGTCAAGAAACTGCGCAGCCTCGGGGTCAAGTTCGG